TTGCTGGCGATGGTCAGAAGAACTTAAGCAGCGTATTTTTAAAGAAACGCATTTACCTTTATCTATGGGTCTTGCAGTCAATAAATTAGTGGCCAGAATAGGTACCCTGGAAGCAAGACCTAATGGGGCCTTACTCATAGAAAAAGGTACAGAAAGAGGATTTCTATCACCATTACAAGTTCGTAAGTTACCTGGTGTCGGGGATATTATTTCCAGGAAGTTAAATTTGATGGGTATTCGTCAGATTGGTCTATTGGCTGCATTGCCTCCAAGGTTACTGGAAAGAGAATTTGGAAAACCTGGGGTTCAATTGTGGAAAAAGGCAAACGCTGAAGATTATTCTCCTGTTGTACCCTATCAACAGCAGGATATACTTCAATGGGAACAGGTTTTAGATAAGGAAACAACGGATTTAGGTATACTAAAAAGGCATTTAGTTGCTGGTTCGGGTATACTTTCTAAACAATTACGAGAACGTAAATGCTTGTGCACCAGGGTTAGAATTAAAATACGCTATGCCGATTTTAATACTTTTAGTAAAGAAAAAAAATTAGCACCTACCTGTAACGACAGTACCTTGGAAAGAGAAATTTTTGGGTTACTGACTCTTCTTTTTGACAGGAGACAATGTATTCGATTAGTGGGCGTACAACTTGCTGGCTTAGTAAGTGGGTCTCCCCAGCTGGATTTGTTTGATCAAGGCACTAAAAACATACATTTACTCAAAACACTCGATCACATAAGGAACCGTTTTGGTGATACTGCCTTAGGTACAAAGGAAATTTGAAACTTATATTTCCACTTTCTTACTATTTTGTACTTTTACATCTTATTTTTTTACGAAAATAGTATTCCTTGAAAATATTACTTACAGGTTCGGCTGCTTTTATAGGATTTCATTTAGCAGAATTTTTGCTCAGAGGGGGAGCGGAGGTAGTCGGCTTTGACGCAGTCAATGATTATTATGAACCAGATTTGAAATGGAATCGATTAAAGGAATTGGGTATTTATGAAAATATCGCTGAAGGGGAATTAATACAAAGTACTACCTATCCTTCTTTCAGATTTATTCGTATGCAACTGGAAGATGAACTGGGTGTCATGCGTTTATTTGAACAGGAAGGTTTCGATATTGTCATTAATCTGGCAGCTCAAGCTGGGGTTGGTCATAGCATCAGATTTCCTCATACTTATGTGAAATCAAACATAACAGGTTTTCTTAATATACTGGAAGCTTGTCGTTCTTATCCGGTAAAGCATTTGGTCTATGCATCCAGTTCCAGTATTTACGGTTTAAACACCCGATTGCCATTTTCTACTTCACAAAGGGTAGATCATCCCATTTCAATGTATGCGGCTTCCAAAAAAAGTAATGAACTGATGGCTCATACCTATAGTCATCTCTATCAAATTCCCACCACGGGTCTACGTTTTTTTACAGTCTATGGTCCCTGGGGAAGACCGGATATGGCATTATTCATATTCACTGAAGCCATAAAAAAAGGCAAGCCCATTGATGTTTTTAATAATGGAATGATGGAAAGGGATTTTACTTACATTAGTGATATTGTTGAAGGAATACATCTGGTCATAAATAATCCGCCTCAAGCCAACAAAAGCTGGAATCCTGAAACAGCTGATTTGGCAACCTCTTCTGCACCATATCAAATTTATAATATTGGTAATAATCAGCCGGTTAAATTAATGTCTTTTATAGAGGAAATTGAGAAACAATTGGGTAAAAAGGCATCACTTAATTTACTTCCCATGCAACCAGGAGATGTACCAGCTACTTTTTCAGATATTTCTCCGATACAAAAATTAGGGTTTCAACCGAAAGTAAACTATAAATCAGGTATATTTGAGTTTGTTAAATGGTATAATTCATATTACAAATAGTTTCAAATGATAACGAAATTTAAAAATAAACAAAATAAGATCGTAGTTATTGGTTTAGGTTATGTTGGTCTACCTATTGCCCTGGCTTTCGCCAGGCACTTCAAAGTCATAGGTTTCGATATCAGCCAGCCTCGAATTGATCTGATGAGAAATGGTATTGATCCTTCCAAAGAATTGGAGCCAGAGGAATTTCAGGACAAGGATATTTATTTTACAGCAGATGTGGCGGACCTTAAAGAGGGTCATTTTTTCATAGTAACAGTCCCGACACCGGTAGATGAACACTATGTGCCGGATCTAAGTTATGTCCTGAGTGCCTCCCGGATTGTTGGTGGTGCTTTAAAAAAGGGAGATGTAGTTGTTTATGAGTCAACAGTGTTTCCAGGTTGCACAGAAGAAGATTGTTTGCCCATACTGGAAGAAGTTTCAGGTCTGAAAGTAGGAAAAGACTTTAAGTTGGGCTATTCTCCTGAACGAATAAATCCGGGAGATAAGGAACATACCATTACAAAAATAGCGAAGGTAGTTTCCGGAAATGATGAGGCTGCACTGGAAATTATTGCAGATGTATATGGTTCAATTATCGAACCTGGCGTATTTAAAGCTAAAACGATAAAAGCAGCGGAAGCGGCTAAAGTCATCGAAAATACACAACGCGATTTAAATATTGCTTTGATGAATGAATTAGGATTAACACCTAAAGGCAGATTAAATAAATCAAGTGCTAATCTTACTACTAACTCAATGATCGGAAGATTACTACAAGGGCCACAAGTTAAAAGATAATGGATTATAAGATAGGCATCAAATATGCCAACGATGTTGTTAAAGGCAACATAGAAGTTTGCAAAAATATTCAACTCGCCTGTCAGCGCTTCCTAAATTTTATGGAAGATAAGCAATGGGAGTTTGAATTCATTCCTGAATATGTCGATCATGTTTTAAATTTTGTTTCAGTTTTGAAACATACTAAAGGCCCTGATGCAGGCCAACAAATAGAATTACAACCTTTCCAAATAATGCTTATATGTGGCATCTATGGATTCCGCCACAAAAAAGATCACAATAAAAGAATGACAACTGATGTCATTGTTTATATTCCTAGAAAAGCAGGTAAATCCACATTAACCGCAATCATTGGTTTATATGAATTAATTTTTAATGAAGCGGGTGCTGAAGTATTTACTTTGGCTACCAATCGCGAACAAGCATCTATTGTTTTTGATGCCGCTCGCTCTATGGTCGATTCTATGCCTGAAGAGTTACAAGCTTGCTATCGAGTTTCTAAATATGAGATTGGTAAAACAAATGACGCTCAAACTGTATTTAAAGCTTTATCACGCGACAATAAAAAATCAGGCGATGGTAAAAATGCATCATGCGCAATTATAGATGAAGCCGCACAGATTGTTGATCGTAATTCTATTGAAGTTATACATTCAGGCATGGTGGCCCGAAAGAATCCGTTAAGAATTTATATTACTACCGCATCATTTACTAAAGAAACTAAATTCTATGAGGACATGATTGCTTTTGAAGCTATGCTTCATGGCGAAGCACCTGATAATCCTAAATGGTTTGGTTTGCTTTATGGACTTGATCCGGCGGATGATTGGCGAGATGAAAAAACTTGGGCTAAAGCAAACCCTATGCATGGTATTTCTGTTTATCAAGATGCAATTAAAGAACGATGTGATCAGGCTAAATTAAAACCTGCGGCACTTAATGAATTTTTATGTAAAACACTTAACATTTATGTAAGCGCTAATACCGCATGGATTGATCGTCAGTATTGGGATAATTCTATTGGTGAAGATAGGCCTGAACCTGAAGCCGTATTTATTGGATTTGACTTGGCGGCCACTCGCGATTTAAATGCGGTATGTGTATTAAAAAGATATTCAGAGGAAGATTATTATGCACACTTCCAATTCTTTTTGCCTGAAGATGGCCTAGAATTAATTCCAACTCATTATCGACCTATATTTGATCAAGCAGTCCGATCCGGGATATTAAAGATCACCGAAGGCAATGTTATGGATGATCGTGAGATTTCTGAATACATAAAACAACAAGCGACACTTTATAATGTCAAGGAAGTAGGGTATGATGCTTATAACGCCGCTTCTTTAGTAGCAAGATTGTATGATTATAGTATTCCTGTCAAAAAAGTAGGACAAGGAATGGCCGTTTTAAACAATCCATCAAAGCATACTGAAAAATTAATTATGCAACATCAAATAAAACATAGCGGAAATCCATTTCTTGGATGGCAATTAGGCAATTGCGAAGTCTATGAAGATGTAAATGGAAATATCAAAATAAGAAAGAACGAAGCTGATAAATCAGCAAAGGTTGATGGTATAATAGCGCTTATCATCGCTATGCATTGCTCATTAGACAATCCATTCGTTTCAAGCTCGTTTGGGTTTAGAAGCATTTAAAGGAAAAATATGGCTATAACGGATATTTTCAAAAGAAAGTCAAATAAAAACGCCCAAGAAAGTAATACCCTATTTGGCCAAACTGCGTTAGGAAACAACATCTTACGCAATGTTTCAGGGCAAAAACAACAAGCAAATAATCAATTATTATATGTAACTACTAGTTCTGTTAATACGGCAGGCCGAGTAGTTGATATGTCATTATTAAGCCGTAACTCGACTGTTATGGCTTGCGTAAATGCAAAAGCAAGAGCATTAGCTCAATTGCCAATTAAGATCATGGCTTATGACGAAAATGGTAAATTAGTTAATGCAGTAACCGATTCTAAAGTTTCAGCAAGAGATAAATCAAAAGCAAAAGCCGTTTATAACTTGCTTACTAATCCAAATAACTATCAATCTGCATACGAATTTTGGTATCAATGGTCAATGTGGTATGACTTATCAGGCGAAACATTTACTGCTTTATGGCGTAAGGAACAAACTAATCCTACGCTAACCCCAATGGAAATGTATCTTTTGGATTCCACTTTAATAACCGCTCAAATAACACCTACTCGATACCCTACTTATAGATTATCGACTAGCACTTACGGATTTAATAAAGATGAGCCATTAGAATATTTCCAAGTTATTCATGCAAGTGAAATGGCTTGGCAAGGTTCAGCCGGTTTTAACAAAGGCATTTTAGCAACTGAACTTGTATCATTAGATCAAGATATTGACCTATATTCAAACTTTATTATGCTTAATGGCGCTAAACCTAGCGGAATGTTTGTTACAGACCAAGTTATTCCTGATGCTAAATTTAAAGAGATTGCGGCAAGATTAAAAGAAGCATGGTCATCATTAACAGGATCAACATCAACTGATCAATCTAAACCCGGACAAGGAATGTTATTAGATAACGGCATGAAATATATGCCATTAGATATGCTTACACTTCAAGATGCTGATGCGCGTGCATTGAAGCAACAAACTATGAAGCGTATTTGCGGATTGTTTGGCGTTCCACCTGCAATGATTGGAATTGAGGAAGGTAAATACAATAATACGCAAACAATGTTAGATGAATTCTATAAATCAACAATGTTGCCTGTAATTACTAATATTCAGCAGAAGTTTAAAACATCTTTGTTGAGTGGCTACCCCAACCTCTGTATTGAATTCCAAACTCAAGATTTCCTTAAAGGCGCACCACTAGACCAAATGAATTACGCAGTAGCAGGTGTAAATAATGGTATAATGACACCTAATGAAGCGCGTGAATATCTTGGCAAACAAAACCTAGATGGCGCAGACGAATTAAAAGATACATCAAAACAAGCTAAACCTATTAGCGGCACTTCACCTCAAGATACAGGTGGCGGTGGTAACACTTTTAGCGTTGGCAAAACAGGTCAGGCAGGAAAAGCCTAATGACATTAAAAGAGTTGCTCGATAAATTAACCCAACAGGCTAAAAAGAGAAAACCTCAACCTGTTGAAACTAACGGAATGAAAAAAAAGGGAGTGCCAATCAATGATTAACAAATCAAATTTCGAGAAGTTCTTTTTCGAATCTAAAGTTGCATTAGGTGTCAAAGCCGATGAAGCTATGGAAGATAGTGGCGTTATTGAAGCTACTGTAACGACTTGGGGCGCAAGAGAAGGCGCTGATGGCCGTAAATTTAATTATAAACCTGAAGGCTTTGCACAATGGGCTGATGAGTTTGCTAAATCAGGCAAACCACTTCCAATGTATTTTCAACATAATGATATGTCAATGCCTGTTGGCGAATGGCAGGAGTTTGAATTTACAGACACCGGCATGAATGCAAAAGGCCGTTTATTTACTAATACAACCGCAGGTCGCGATCTTTATACAATTATGAAAGAATCACCAAACATGGTTGGTGGCGTTTCTGTTGGCGCTTATGCTGATGAATATTGTATGGTTGATGCTGAAGGCAATATGATGGATGATGATGCTGATGAAGATGGCTATTTCCAAATTACTAAAGGCGGTTTAAGAGAAGTTTCTGTTGTTATGCAACCAAATAATCTTGAATGCAATATTTCTAAATTAGAATCATGCTTCCGCGAAGATGGAACGCTTGATTTAAAACTAATCGAGAAGGCATTGCGTGATGCAAAACTTTCAAGAAAAGATGCGACCACCGCATCTTCAATTTTCAAACAAATTTTATCAACTCGTGATGAGAATAAAGTTGATGTTGAAAAAGCACCTAATCAGAGTGATGCTGATGCGGTGGTAAATGAGGAAGATCAATTACTCAAAGCTTTTGAGGAAAGAGAACTACTCAAAAAACTTAACAATCGTTTAAAAGGATAAATCATGTCAGAAAAAATCATGGAAAAATTAGATGCTATTGAAGCGGCTAATTTAGCAAAAGTTGAAGAGATCACTACTTCAGTTGATGCTAAACTTGCTGAAACAGTAGCTTCATTCGATGAAAAAGTTGCGGCTCTTGAAGCTAAAGTTGCTTCAGTTCAAGCTCCTTCAGTCATCAAAACTTACAAATCAATCAGCCAAGAAGTTAATCGTATGGTTAAATCTCAACTTGCTGAATTCGTTAAAGCTGGTGGCCGTAACGAAAAAGAAATCAAGCTTTTTGAAGATGCAAGCCAATATAGCGCTTACTTAAAAGAAGCTTCAGCATTAACAGGTTCAGGCGCAGGCGTTGGTGGTAGAACAGCTTATGATCCTGTATTCGTTGCACTCCGTTTAGCAAACCCAATGCGCGGTGTTTCTCGTGCAGTTGCTACTGACGGCGCAACTTATCAATTCAGAGCTAAAACAGGTAACGCTGGTGCTATGTGGGGTTATCCAATCAATAACAACACTTCATCAGGCGCTAACCCAACTACTGAAGCGACAACAATTTGGCAATTAACTCTTCAAGACTTAAATACACAGTTCCCAATTAGAACTGCGGCTCTTGATGACATCGATGGCCTAGAATCTAATGTTGTTTCAGATATGTTGCTTGAGTTCTCTCAACAAGAAGCTCTTTCAATGATCCAAAACGATGATCAAGGTTTAACAACATTACCATACGGCGGTTCAAACGGCTTACGCGGTTTAAATCAATATCCGGGTGTTAATGCATCTTACACAGGTGGAACAACTTCAGTTTCATCATACGGATCATCAGGCACAGGTTCATCAAGTGGCTTGCACAATGTAGCAACTTACGATCAATTAACAACTAACGGCAACGCAGGTGTTAATGAAGTAACTTATGCTGACATTGTTAATTTCATCTATGCTTTACCACAAGAATATTGGACACCAACTGCTAAATTCGTTATCAGCCCACTTATGTTGGCAGGTATTCGTGGTTTAACAGACCAACAAGGCCGTCCAATTTATGTTGATGGTTTAGCTCGTGAAGATGGCATTGTAGGTTCACTACTCGGCTTTGATGTAGTAGTTAATAAATACCTAGATGTTCCATTTATCAATGGCTCTGTTGGCACAGATTCTCTCTATCCAATGTATTTTGGTGATTGGGATCGTTGCCATGCAATCGTTGATCGTTTAAATATGGTTCTACGCCGTTATGATCAAACATTGCCCGGTTCTATTACTTTCTATGGTGAAAAGCGTCTATGCACAAGCGTAGTGAATCCTTTCGCTCTAGTTCGTTATAGATCAACTGCAACTGCTACAAAATAGTAGTTAATGTAATCTTGGAAAGGGCGGTAGCAATATCGCCCAATCCTTTAATTAATTTAGGAAATAAAAATGAACACATCTGAAAGAATTTTTAATGGCATTAAACAAGCATTAACTGAAGGCGAAGCTAAAGTTAATTTGTTTGAGGAAAAAGCCCAAGATGTTAAGGAAGCGTCAGCGCTTACAGGTAGCGGTTTAAATATTGGTGGTAGAATTTACTTTGACGATGCATTCGCGGCACTCCGTTATGCTAATCCTTTCAGACAAGGTTCTCGTCAAGTCAAATCCACAGATACTTCAGCGGCTCAATTTGTTGCTAAAACAGGTAACGCGGCTAATTCTACTAACCCTTGGACTTATGCGGTTGTTCCTGATAGCGGTAGCCCAAATATTGCTACTTCTTTTTGGCAACTTCCAACAAGAGTTATAACTGCACAATTACCAATTAGAACTGCGGCAATGTCAGATATTAATGGCCTTGAAAGTGCAATTGTGAATGATTTGATGCTCGAATTTTCAGCTTTAGAAGCACAATCTATGGCTACTAATAACGATCAAGCAGGATCGACAACAACAACAACAGGCGCAACTGATGGCTTACGCGGTTTAGTTGTTTCGAATACAAGCACTTCAGCGGCGGCTTATGGCACAAGCGGAACTGCAATAACTAATGGTATTCACACAATTTTAAAAGAAGAGTTTTCAGCTTCAGCAATCACTTATGACGATATTGTAAATGCGGCTTCATTATTGCCCGGTCAATATTGGTCATTGCCTACAACTGCATGGCACTTACATCCATCTTTAATTTCTCAATTAAGAAAATTAAAAGGATCAACAGGTGGCGCACCAATGTTCACAGAAGTTGGCGATGAAGATGGTGGCGCAGTAGCTTATATTTTTGGTTTCCCTGTTATTCCTAATCCTTACCTAGACGCACCTGCGGCAGGCAAGATTTCAGGCGTATTAGCAAATTGGGATCAATTCCTAACTATTGCTGATGCAGAGGAAATGAATATTAAGCGTTTTGATCAAACTGCTCCCGGCTTTGTAACTTTATATGCTGAAAAACGATTAGCATCTACAGTTCGCAATCCTTTTGCAGGCGTCTTTTTAGTAGGGGCATAATAAATGGCTGATACGCTAGGGCAAGTTCCTTATGCGGCAACTCGCAATCCTTTTAATTACACAAAGGTTGAGCAAATTGCGCGCGATTTAACAACTAATTGGCTAACGCTTGATGAGATAACCAATCAATTAAACTTGTTTGGCGATGAATCACAAGATGCTTATTTAGAAGGTTTAGAAGTAGCGGTAAGAATGCATATTGAAGATTATCTTGGTATGGCAATCTTCCCTACTTCATATCGCGTTTATTATAATGTCGAATCAATCTATGCAAGCCCTGTTTGCCTAGATTTGCCTGAAGTATCTTATATAGATAAGTTTAATTCAGGTGGCATTGCAATTACTAAAGTTGCTTACTATAACGGAAATAGCCCAAGCGTTTTAACCACGCTTTCAACAAGCGATTATTATTACGATACAACAGGCAATAAAGTTATTTTGCCTAATGGCACACCTAGCAATATCAGCATGAATAGAACAAGTCCGCTTGTTGTTGAATACACGCAAAACCCTAACTTTTTACAAGCATATCCTGTAATTAAACAGGCAGGCTTATTATTACTAACACATTTATATAATAATCGTGCTGAAACAACTTTAACTAAATTACAAAACATTCCTTATGGAGTGGATGCTTTATTAAGACCATATAAACCACTTGTAATGTGAGAATATAAATGGCCATTAAGCGCTATGAAAATGTGGTTGTTAATGATCTCACCTTTGGAACTGATCTATATGGTGAATATACAACAACAATCACGCCTAATTTTACAACTAGGCCTTTAGTATCCGATGTAAAGAATTCTCTTGCTATTACAGAGCGTTATCGCGTATATCAAGATTTAATTCAATTTACTTTTAATTACACGCCTAATTTAAAAGATATTGTCGATAATCAAAATTTATATTCAATTACTTGGCGAAATAAAGATTGGCGTATTACTGATGCTATTGAATCTAATGACAGAATGTCCGTAACCATGATGTGTTACCGATCCGATCCAATAACAAAGGTTTAAAATGGCTACTCAACAGAATGTAAATGATTATGCAAAAGCCATACAATGGCAGTTAGGTGATATAATAGCACCTATACCTGTTTATGCTAATTTCAACAGAAATTTTGCAACGCAGAATAACTTTGTTACATGGCAATTAAGAAATGTCCATCAACCTGTTTATACAGGCCAAACACAAAGTGTTAAAGGTATAGATACACCTATTTTTCAAATAAGTGTTTTCTCTACCACAATGGCAGATAGTTTTAATACTGCTAATGATATTTTGCAAGCGTTACATGGTTATAGTGGAACTTTTGGAAATCCTAGTGGCACAAATTTTCAAGTTTCTAAAGCTGATGTAATGTGGCTATATAATGGATACGACAATGAGATCAATCTATTTAATATTTTTATGGATTGCACCTTATACATACCAACATAAGAATTTTTAATTTTTTAATGTGAGGAAATAAATTATGGCACTTCCAAATAAAGTTTTACCGGGTTTTAGCGCATCATTATATTGCCAATCAGGTGCAACTCCAACAGTTTTAGATAATACTGAATTAGCAACATGGGCAGACACATCAGCAATTTGCACTTCAGGAAATTTATTACCTGTTGAAGCTATTCCTGCTTTTGGTCAAGATGATGCAGTTGCTAACTATAATGTTGCAGGTTCTCGTCAATCAGATAAGATTCCTACACAAGCCGCACCAACATCAATGACAATTACTGCGGCATGGAATCCTGCTGATACTCAATTGCTATTAATGAGAGATGATGCTGAAAATGGAACTATTGATAGAACTTATGTGATTCAAGCTACTGATGGAACTAATTATGTTAATTACGCATTTAATGGTCGCGTAGGTCAATTTCAAGTTGATCCTAATCCAACTGCTGAAGCTAAATGTATGTTCACGATTCATCCACGCGGTAATCAATACGGATGGTCTAACTCTTAATTAATCAAGGATAAGAAATGACAACACAAATAAAAAATAGCGATGATTTATTAAGTTATTTAGTGAGCCAAGCCAATTCAGGTCAAAAGAATTGGTTTGGTTTTGCTCAACAACGATTAACAGGCATTGCTTTAGCTCATGATATTGCTAAAAATCATGCCGATAAATTAACGCCTGAACAAGCAGTCGATTACGCTATTAAACTTAATAATACGATTTATCAAAAAATAATTAAGGCGGACTAATGGCTACAACCTTTGAGGTTAAAGGATTAAAAGAAACCCTTGAAGTGTTTGAGCAATTAAGAAATGATATAGGGGATAAAAAAGCTTCAAGTAAAGTTTTAATCCCGGCAGTAAGAGAAGCCATGAAGCCTGTATTGGCTATGGCAAAAGCATTATCACCTAAAGATACAGGAACATTGGATCGTTCGTTATATATTACGGCTAGACGACCAAGTGGAAAAGACAAACAATCAAGATATGTAAAATACCAAGATTCCGTCATATCTTTAGTTTCCACAAAACCAATTCCCAAATCTTTAAAAAATAAATTTAAAGCATCTCATGGTCATTTAAAAGGCGCTGAATACAAAAGCGCTAGAAAAGCTTATTTTGCAGAGCAAGGTTATCTTGCGGATGGCAGAGCGGCGGCTAATGAATTTGGAACTGCCAAAATGGCGGCTCAACCATTTTTAAGAGCTTCTTTAGAATCACAAGCTCAAGCGGCAAGTGCAACATTAGGACAAATTTTAAAACAAAAGATTGAACAATATAGGAGTAAGAATGTATGAGTAAATTAGGAACGGCTTTAGGTAAAAAGTATGAAGAGAATAAAATATCTATTCTTACTAGAACTTTTGAATTAGGTAATCATACTTTTAAAGTAAGAGTGCCAAGCGTAGCAGAGATTGAAGCTATTTATGAATATTTTAAAAATCCTGATGAAAAAGAAGTTGAAGAGATATATCAAGAATTAAGTAAAGATTTGATTAAGTTTAAAGATCAAGCTGATGATAGTGTAGAGTTTAAAGATAACGATATTATTGTGGATGGCCGATCCATTAAAGAAGCGGCTAAAAATAAAGCTACAATTCAGCATAGAATTACTGAATATATTAAATTTTTAATACCTGAAGATGGCCAAACATTAGAAGGCCTTGAATATAAAGATGTGGAAGCTGAATTTCCACTAGCAATTCAACTTACTTTAGTTGATAAAATTAATGAAGTTATAGCGCCTGATTATAAGGAAACTCGCTCAAAGTAATTGGCTCATTAAGAACTCAAGTTCGTGCGGCACTTATTTTTAATGGGCATACACAAGACACTATAAACGCATTAGATGAAGCTACAATGCATCAAATTATGGTCATGTATGCTGATGGTGCTTTAGGTAATAAAAGTGTTGCAGTAGGGCTAGGAACGCTAACGGCGGGTGTATTTAATTATCTGCGAGCAAGCAATAGCCAACTTTATAAGCTTAAAGATATATTGGGGGCAACTTATCAATATTATTATAACGAGCCTGAAGTATCTGCAAGTGAATCACTACTCACCTTTATGAGCCAAGCAAAAGGATTTGATATAAACAAATTTAAAAGGTAAGTAAAATGTCTTTAATATCGAGATTAGGTGTTGTTCTAGGTTTAGATGCCGGTGAATTTAATAAAAATTTAGGCATAGCTCAAGAACGCTTAAAAGGATTTAATCAATCCATTATTTCATCTCGATTAGGTGTTGCGGCTATTGGAACAACTTTTGCCGTTGCGGCTACTTCCGCTATTCGCTTTGCTGATAGCATTAATGATGTAGCACAATCTTCCGAACTTTCTGTTCAAACTGTTTTAAGACTTAATGAAGCATTAGTAACTAATGGCGGTAAAGCTGATGCCGCATCTCAAATGGTTACTAAATTTAGTCGTAGCGTTTATGAAGCCAATCATCAAAATGAAGATATGCAAAAAGCTTTTCAAAAGCTTGGTATATCTATGGAAGATTTACGCACAAAATCAATGGAACAATTGCTCGCTAAAGGCCTTAAAGGTTTTAAAGAGTTAAGAGATGTAACTGAAAGAACGGGTGTTGCTTTTGATGTGTTTGGTCGATCAGCTAAAGGTGTTGATTTAAGTGGTGCGGCATTAACTTTTGAAAAAAATAAAGAATCATATAAAGACGCTCAAAAAGCTTTTGAAGCAATAGGCAATGCCCTAGATAATCTTCAAAGAATTTCAGACACTATGAAAACAAGCTTTGCTATTGCCGTAGGTGGTGCTTTTGAATATATAACAGATAAAGCAATTGCTTTTTATAACACAATGGCAAAAATTAAAAATTTCTTAAATGAAAATCTTGGCGCTTTTGCTAAACTTGTTCCCGGCGCTATTTATATGCCTAATCAAGAAATAGCAACAAAACCAAAAGGCGAAAAGCGTGCTGAAGAGGAAATAAATAGAGAGCAAGAGCTTAATAAAGAAGTTCTTAAAAGAATGAAAATGCAAGAAGAGTTTTATAAAAAAGAATTGCAAATATCTGAAGCTAAAAGACAAAGAAATCAAAAAGAAGCCGAGTTAATATTTTTAACAGAAAATGAAAGAAAATTACAACTTGATTTGTTTGATATTGAACAAAAAAGAAAATTGATAATTCTTGAAAACAAAATGAATAAAGAACAAGCGGCTGAATGGGCGCAATCTGAAAAGAAAAGGGCGCAAGAGGAATTTAATACTGCACAAAGTCAAAGAACTTTTGAATTTGGTTGGAAAAAAGCTTATGCAAATTACGCAGAAAGCGCTATGAATGCGGCTAAAATTGGTGAACAAGCATTTGTATCAGTTACACAAAATATGGAAAGTGCGTTAGATAGATTTGTTGAAACAGGCAAATTAAGCTTTGGTGATCTTGCGCGTAGCATTATTCAAGACCTGATTAAAATTCAAATGCGCGCACAATTAGCTGGTATATTTGGAAAAATAACAGGCATATTTAGCGGATCATATTCTCCCGGATATTCTGATTTTGCTAATGCGCCATATCCTAAATTTGCTGATGGCGGATCGCCACCTGTAGGCATTCCAAGTTTAGTTGGTGAGCGTGGCCCTGAATTATTTGTTCCATCATCTTCAGGCACTATTATTCCAAACAATAAATTAAGCTCTATGAATAGTGGCCCTCAAATCGTGTATAATGGCCCTTACATTCAAAATATGAGCGCTATTGATACTCAAAGCGCAGTATCATTTTTAGCACAAAATAAACAAGCAGTATGGGCGGCCAATCAATCCGCACAAAGATCATTGCCACAAAGTAGATAATTATGACGACATTAAATAAAATACTTGCAATATCTGAATCAGTTGGCATAAACGATCAAAAGTTTGTCGGTCAAGTTATCAGCCGAAATCAAATTATTAACACTTCAGAAATACTTACTGTTCAACCTTTTTCTTTTGATATGAAGCCAATGAATTATTTGCTTTATAGTCAAAACAGAGAATTATTATCAACATTGCGTGTAGCAGATAAAGCTACAGAACAATATCTTAATTTTGGTTCAACGGGTTGGTGGAATTATATTGCTTATCAAGGTGATATGAGTTCAGCAGAAATTAATGCTTGTGAATGGCAAACATCAAGCGCTAATAAAACTTTAGTATTAGGATCATTACCTACAATGGGTTCTACTGAATACATTGTTAAAACAGGCGACTTTTGTCAGGTAGGAAGATACACATATATTGCAACCGCTAATGTTCAAAGAGGTGTAGGATCAACTGTATCTATTCCTGTTCATCGCAATCTTATGACACCATTATTAACAACTGTTAGTGCAGTTATTGGTCAATATGGCATTACAGTTTCAATGGGCGGTAATACATATATTGGCGTTACTTTCCCTGTTATTTTAAGAAATTATCCAACCTATACACTTGTTCCTATGACTAATGATTCATTTTTAGCATGGCAAGGTTCTTTTCAAGCTTTTGAAGCCGTAGTGATATGAATAACATAACACCAATACAAAACACCAATAATATAAGGATGGCAGATTTTGTTAGGGTTACAACCCCTAGCGCCGTATATCGTTTTGCAACTACGCCTTATCCTATAACAGTTCCAGCCGTTGATGCATTGCCTTTTGATGCATTAGGCGTATTAGTTAAAATTAATGATGTTCAACGCGATATTAAATCAACCGCTAACGAAACGACTGTTACTATGGTTGGCCTTGATACATCGCTTTTAGGTTGGGTATTAGGACAAAATGCTAAAGGTTGTTTAATTGAAATGTGGCATGGATTTTTTAATACTAATGGCGCATTAATTACATCGGGCGGGACAGGCGGTCTTTATAAATTTTTTACAGG